CGTGGCGGGCGGCCTTTAGGATTGCCCGAAACGCCCGCTGGCCATGATTTTAGGTTTTGCGGATTTGGTGGCATTTTCCACTGTTATTCCACTGTTAAAACAACCATTGATCTATCACGGCGCGGGCGACTTGCTCTGTCATCTTTGGCGGGACGCTCATGCCGATCATGTATTTGCCAATCTTGTCTGTTTTGGCTTCGTAATCATCAGGAAAACTGCCGAGTCGTTTCAGTTCACGAAACGTAAGAGTTCGTGCTTGATTCCAATGCTTAAACTTTGATGAATCTGCCGCTATCGTGCATGATGGCTGTAAACTTGACAGTTTTTTATGATTAAATAGCTTGCGGCGAAAGCCTTCTTTTTCAACTGCAACCGAATAGTCGTTGCCTGGCGTTGTTAATTTCCACCATTTCAAATCAAATGGTGCTGTTAGCCTTGTCGATATTTTTTCATCATTTGTCAACTCTTGCAGGTCGCTACATGCTTCGCCTGTTGTTATCCAGCGATGTTTGGGCTGCAATTTCATTTCAGGTCGATGAATATCATTTCGTAAAGCACAAAAGAAAACTCGTTCCCTGCGTTGTGGCACTCCACAATCAGCGGCATTTAGCAGAAACAACTGCGGCCTATATCCAATCTCTCGAAATCGCTGCATGACAAGTTTTGTATAACCTTTGGCATTACCAATGATCATACCCTTGACGTTTTCAGCTATAGCCACTTTAGGCCTGAGCCGTTCAACCAGGTCAAGATAATCAAAAAACAAGTCAGACAAAACTTGAGTAGCTTGACCTTCTCGAAAGTGTTTTTTCTTGCCCCAGTCTTTTTCGCGATTACCTGCCATGCTAAAAGTCGAGCATGGCGGCGAGCCGTCCAGAATATCCAGATCGGATAATTCAAGCGGCAGATTGCAAGTCAACAAATCACGGATTGGACAGAGAAAATATTGTTTGGGTTTAAGGTTGTGTTTATAGTGCCACGCCATTTCTGGATCAATGTCGTTAGCTGCAACTATTTCACAGCCCGCTCGTTTATAGCCCATTGAACTTCCGCCACCGCAGGCGAAAGTTGACATCACCTTAATTCCGTTTTTAGGGACGGATGCAAGGTCAGAAAGATACCAGGCGTGTGGATTCATTCAGACTTGGCGTTAAACTCAAATCCGCATCGAGGGCATTTATTACCAAGCTCAAAATCATCAGGATCGATTTCTTTTGCGGATGATTCTCCTATTACATCAGATCCAAGTTTATTGATCAGCCCGTCAATCTCTTCGCCCGTAAACCCTGCCGCCTCGATGTCGAACTCTTCTGACTGCAAGGCTCGCAACTGTTCTGCCAGTGCCGTATCATCCCACTCAGCAAGTTCAGCCGTTCGGTTGTCGGCAATGGCATAGGCCACGGCAGAACTACCGGCCAGAGTCGTTCTGACGATCTGAATCTCTGGCCAACCTAGTTCTTTGGCCGCTTCATACGTGCCGTTACCGGCCAGAATAATATTCCGGCTGTCAATCACAATCGGCTTCTGCTGGCCGAACGCTCTCAAGCTGGCCTTGATTGCGTCAAGGTTCCGGCGTGAATGTTTGCGGACGTTTGCCGGGTCTTGGCTGATGTCCGTTATGTCGATTGTCTCGATTGTCACCAGTCCACCCGCCCCCGCAGATTGACCATCGATTCAATCGCACCGCGGCCCGGCTGGGCACCCTTGTTTCGTCGCTTATTGCCGGTCAATCGTTGCATCTCGGCATTACGCTTGATGCGTGCCTCACTGATGACCTTTTGGAGTGCATACTGGCGTTGCTCCCACTTGGCAGCAGCTTGCAGAACCGCGTCGAACTTCTTGTCGGCCCTGAGACATTTGAGGCAGATAGCGGGCTTGATCTTCTCAAGGCTCCTGCCACTGTCGCAGACTCCGCACGGTGCTTTCTGGCTTGACTCTCGCCAGCCGTCGGGTGGCATCATGCCGACCAGTTCAACCGTCTGCCCGCCCAGGTACACTCTGACCTGCGATTCAGCCCGTCGGTTAATTTGATCTTCAGATAATTCTTCTGACAACGAATCCATTAAATATTGACACTAAACGCTAAAAAAAATTACCGCAATCGCAAATAAAAAAAGTTTTATTTGTTTGGGAAATCAATGATTTCCGGCTCGTTAATTTCGCCCCATTTATGGAACCTCTGAAGCGGTGTTATTTCCTCTTCGTAAATCTCAGAGATCCTGAAATTGCCGTCATCTTTACAAATAGCCGACACCACTCGCGTAACGAGTCGGTCTGGGTGTCGGTATTGGAAGTTGATGAATTTCTTTGTCGGCATGGTGCTATTATAGCACAGTTTCAAGCGTGATTTCGACGCCTGGTGCCTCGTTTACATTGCACCAATGTTTCTGGCAGAATCGTTCTGTCACTTGGCAATCGTCCTTATAGACAATACCGGTCAGTGCATCTTCGGTGCAGCGTATCAGCTTGGTCAGGTCGGGTTTCTGCGTGTGATATTTCGGGGCGGTCTCTTTAATCCTGGCCGCATTCTTGCCGCTCCCAAAGTGGCATTTGGGCCGGGGGAAATAGAAATCGATGGTCATAGCCACCGCTTCGGTTGTCAGCTTGGCCCCGGCGTCAATCATGGCCTGTTGAGCATGTAGCGACACAATCGACTGCCAAGAGGCTTTACGCTTGGCCGTGTCCATCACAATAATTCTGCCGGTTTTTGGATGCATGAAGGCTTTCTTTGAGCCGGATGGTGACGCGATGCCTGGGACAAAAAAAGACAGTTTCAAGGTTGTGCCTCAAGTTCTGCAATCTGCTTGCCACGTTCGCTGACAGCCTTTGACAGATCGCGTGCAATCCAGATGGGTGAAATCCTCATATGTTTTGCCGACTCCCTTGGGTCACTCAAAACACGAATACCGTCAACATACTGCCAATCACATTTAAGCGGACTTGCAATAAAATCGGCGACAAACTGCATTGAATCAGGTAGATCGCTTCTCGGATGAAATGTCACTTTCATTATGTAAGCTGGCAGAAAATGCTCTTTGTATTTGACCCAGTTAAATTCAACACATTGAATTGGAGTTGGAAATTCTGCCACTACATATTCATTGATCCATTTGCCAATATCTACCAGTTTTGACCCCGGAAAATATTTCATAAAACCTTCGTCAAACATCATCTCCCCCTTTTCATCGCTTGCATGTACATCACCACCAATGCCGCCATCATGCCCGACAAGGTAAAACACGCCACAGCACCGAGGATTGATAGGGTTATAGTCATTTGTCGTATTCTCGCATCCCTTCCAGCCTCTGAATCTCTCTATCTACATACCACCGCGCCTTGAGCAGATCCTCAATGGCATCGCCTTTTTCACCCGCCCGCCAAAGGTATTTGATAGCATTGCCCCGGCAGAAATTGAAGTGTTCAGTGATCTGGATGCACTCTACTTTTGAAGGATGATTGCGGTAGTGGTCAGGGTTGATAGGGTCCCTCATTCGGTCTGCCCCTTCCAGTGTTCATATTCCCAGCCATGAACTAATGGCTCTTTCTTGTCAGGAATCAAATCTCTGAGTCGCGTCATTGGGTGAGATGCCAGTCTGCCTGTTTTGATGTTGCGAACTGCCCACACTGGCGGGCTGACGATACCGGCCTCGATCAGTGCGTTGGCAATCTTTTCAAGCGGGATTGCTGCGTAGTCATTTAAAAACCGCCCAAAATCGGCATCCATTAATTCGGCGAACTTTTCCGCCTGTTGTTTGGTGATAGATTCAGGCTTGATCGGCATTATTAACCCCTTTAATCACTACCAGACAACGGTACGAGTTCACAGACACAAAACTTTGGCTGTTGGTCGCACCCTGAGCAGACAAGCTCGTCGAGCCTGTCCCTTAACCGCTCCACCTCAGCCACCAGTGCCAGCACCACGGCAGGTGATGCTGCGGCGATGTATTCTGCATCAGGCTTAGCTATTGTTTCCGCTATAAATTCTGTGTTGTATCCAACACCAGCCATGACATTCTGATCATCCACAACCCACTCTTTTAAATCGTATGCCTCTGCCTTTTGTCGCAGATCTGCAAGCAGGGCGGGCGTGATTTCAATTTGGCTCATAGTTCCTTCCGAAATACTTTTTACATAAGGGCCGCAAAAAAGATAAAGATTGGCAGCAGGATAGTGATTATCGTTGCCGATCTTATCAACTCAATTTTTATCTCATCACTCACTGTTTTGCTACCGGGTTCCTCGACCAAGCCGCCCATTGTTTCATGGCGTTATTCAGCCGCTTTAGCTCCCTTCGCTGGTGCTTAATCCGCCGCTGTAATGCTGCACGATTAAAGACTTCGGCCGGTATAGCGGTGCTTTCCAGTTGTTTTACCTTCTCCTCAAGGTGAAAGACGTACAAAGCAACTTCTCGTCTCAACTCTCCATTCTTGTCATACAATCCGCCTTCGCGATGCCAGTACTTAACTAGTTGCTTTGCTTCCTTCCATGGGTCAGCCGCTTGTTTTTCAAGCTCGGCAATTTTCCCGGCAATTTCCATGATGACATGCTCGCAAAGCTGACCCCGCACAAAACCTCGACGGGTTGCGATTTCTTGTGCTGCTTCAAGCGTGGCTTTATCAGCCTTCAACTGCTCAATCTGCTCTTTCATTATTATTCCCCCCACACTGGAACAATCTTTTTGTCGATGCTATCGCCGATAGATTCCAGAGCATCTTCTTTTGAAAAATACACGCGATATTTCGTGCTGCCCATGATCCCTCT